TCAGCATGTCTTTCTTTCATTTTCATTTTCCTGATAATCTCTTCAGCTAATTTTGTAGCTAACTGAAGTACATCTTCATCATTTCTTACAATTAATTCATGTGGATAGATATTTACAGTCACTCCACCGTTACTATCTAAATGTGCAGCAATACCTTTTCCGATTCCCGAAAGTGTATGATCATTCAATGGAAGAATAGCTTCTTTTCCTGCTTCTCCACCTACCATTAGATTATTGCCGTTTTGGCCAAAGATTGTAGGTTTGGTCATAATCCCACCTTTTGCGTACCATTCAATCCCAATACTAGGTAATCCTCCACTCAACCAATCCACTGGGTTTGGAGAGCCACTAATACTGAAATGTGGCAATGGAATGTGTGGCCAACTAATTTGGAAGTTGAACAATCCTTTAATGGCTTCGATAGCACTGCTTACTGCATTGTACGCTCCGTTAATTGCACCGGATATAGCTCCTGTAATTCCATTCCATATACTTTCTGTTGTGGATAAGATTCCATTCCATACACTTGAAACAGCTGAAGCAATTCCGCCCATTACTGAACTAATCGTAGAGGAGATAGTACTAAGAACAGTTGATACAACATTTGATAATGTATCCCATGCTCCTGACCAATCACCAGTCAAAACTTGTAAGACAGCTTGAATTATTCCTAGAATCACATCAAGTGCTCCTTGAATCACAGTAGTAATTACAGTCCAAACGGTTTGGATGTAAATTGAAATCCCATCAAATATTCCTTGGATAAATGGAGCTAAAAATGATAGTACGGTCTGGATAACTGTTGAAATAGTATTCCACACAGTTTCAACGACTTGTTGAATACGTTCGTGATTTGCTTCCCACCAAGATACCAGTGTTCCAAAAATATTTTGAATGAATGAAGAAACAGCATCAATTACAGTTTCAATTACTGATTGGATAGCATTCCATACACTCTCTACAGTAGAACTTAGGCCTGGGAAAATACCTTCTAACCATTCAACAATAGCTCCAAAATTAGTGATTACTGCAGTTACTATTGCAATACCTGCTGCGACTCCAGCAATAATAGCAACAACTGGTAACATAGCAGTACCTAACGTTGTAATGGCTATCCCTATTGCTACTAATATTGGCGATAAGATAGCTGCAACTGCGAGAATACCACCTAATACAATAATAAATTGTTTAATAGGTGCTGAAAGATTTTTAAACCATTCTGCTAATTGCTTTAGTACTGGAATTAATGCATCCATGATTGGAACAACTGCTTCTGCTATTGCAGCACCAATTTCAGAAAGAGTAATCTGAAGTGCGTTGAATTGTTGTTGCTGTTTGTCGATAGGGTCTAATGTAGCTTCAAATGTTTGTGCTACTGTACCGCCTGCATCTTCTGCTGTACCAGCTAGATTTTTTAATGAGAATGCTCCACGATTAATGGCATCTACCATTCGTGTAGCACCTTTAGTTCCGAATACATTAGCGGCTTCTGTTAATGCTTGAGTAGAGCTAGATGCGTTTTTAATTTTATCGATAGTTTCTTGTAATCCTTGCGATAACGTTTTACCATCTTTTGCGTAAGCAACTGCAGCTTTACTCATACTTGAAAGCGCAGCCCCAGAATCAACTCCAGCTTTTTCTAATGAACCAATCAATGTTGCAGCTTCATCGAATGTTAAGCCTAACTCTTTGATTTGTGGCGCTCCTGAAACCATCTTAGAAAACAGTTCATCTACTGATACTCCAGTTGTTTGTGCAACGTAAGTAACAGTATCTAATGTACTTGTTAAATCTGAGACAGATAATCCATAAGCCTCAATAGTTTTCTTAGCGTTAATCGTGCTTGCAGTAATATCAGAGTTATTGATTTCAGCAAACTGAATGATACTCTTTGAAGCACCTTTCAAGGCATCTCCTGTTAATTCAAATTGAGTATTTACTTCCCCAATTGCCGAACCAACTTTTTCAAATGAATCTACAGGAAGTTCTGTAGACAATTGATCATAGATTTTTTTGAATCCATCTAGCGCTTCGTCTGTGGTTGCTCCCGTTTTAGTAATAATGATATCGAACCCTGAATCAACATTTCTAAACGCTTCTTGTGTTTTTCCAGCAAAGTCAATCATTGATTGTCCTGCTTGAGAGGCTACTTGAGCTGCTTGTTGTAAGTTTCCTTGTGATAGAAGTTTATTTGTTTTTTCAGCAGAAGATTTAGATGCTTCTCCAACTTCTGTTAGTTCTTTTTTTACATTCTGGATACTTCCACCATCGTCCAACTTATCCAAAGCTTCTCTCAAAGCATTTACATCAGCTTTACCATTAGAGGCCTCTTTGGCCATCAGTTCTAAAGCACGTTCCATGTCTTTACTCGATGCTTTTCCGTTCTTAATAGCATCGGTTAGTTTATCTCCTAAAACGTGTCTGTAGGCTTCTATATCTTTACCTGTGGCAGAAAAGAATCTTGATAATCGTTCTGTAGATTTACCAAGATTATCTTGTTCTTTGTTTAAATTTGTTAGTTGTGTTTTATAGTGAGTTAAAGTGCTTTCTGTGGTTTCTAATTCACGTTTGAATGCACGATAATTTTCTTCACCAATCTTACCTGCTTTAAATTGTGCTTCGACCTCTGCTTGAGCATTCTTTAAAGTGGTAAGTTTTTCTTTTGTATTTTCAATTTGTTTGGAAAGTAACGTTTGCTTTTGAGTGATTAATTCCACACTGGCAGGATTAAACTTCAAAGCTTTGTCCACTTGTCTCATTTCAGTTGCTGTGCTTTTAGCAGCAGCGTTTGCTTTTTTGAGAGCCTGTTCTAACGGTTGCACATTACCTTGCAATTCAATCGTAATACCTTTAATGTTTCCTGCCATTCTCTCACTCCTTTCTTCAAATTAAAAAGGCTACTGAATATCAGTAGCCTAAAAGTTATCCATATCACTTTGAGTTGCTTTCCTAGAAGTGCTTTGTTCAGATTTATTTTGAGTATGTAATTCAACATAGTCTGTCTGAAAATCTAAAGCGCCCCCTACTGTTAAGTGTTTTAACTCTTCAATAGATAAACCACTTTCTTTACAGCATAATAAAAATGACTCTACCGTGAATGCTTCTTCACTCGCTTCTTCACTTGTGTCGGTTTTTTTTTAGTAACTAAGGAGACTTCTAGTAGTTTCCCGACATTTTGCATAATGTCTTTAAGTTCTAAATACGAGTTCACACGATAAAAATCTAAATAATCCGGAACTGACGGATCAGCAGTAACAGCAAAAATCCAGAATAGACGATAGAACAATTCTGAATCAAATGCCTCTAGACTGTCTGTATCTAAATCTTCTAAAGAAAAAGATTTTCGTCCGTTAAAAACCTTTGCTACAAGTAACAATTCTTTAAAAAAGTCTTTATTGAATTGTTTTTTATATAACAGAGTTGTAAAAGCATTGCTTTCTAAAGTGAGTTGATGGCCTTTAATTGAAATGGTTTGTTTCATATAAATCTCCTTTTACATTGTAGCTTTAACTTCATCAAAGAATTTGTTATACGTTTCTTTTGTAGTTTTCTTAGATGTTTTATATTTAACAACCTTATCGTTTGGACGTGGACTAGCAATAAAGTTTAGTTCTACTTTATTAAAGTTGTTTCCATCTTTTGTAGCTGAACCTACATTTGGTCGTTTAACAACTACTTGAGTTAAACAGTGTCGTACAGCACGTTTATCGCCTTCGATTTGGAACATAAGTGTAATAGGATTTCCTTGTGATGTACTTCTTTCAGCAATTAGTTCATCAACTTGTTCTTCTCCCACTGCATATTGAAGGAATTCTTCTGACACGTTATAAAATACTAATTTACCTGTATATCCATCATTTGAATATGATACATAATAGTCAATGTTGTCTGCTTTTAATTTGATGTCTGTACTTTGTGGATCTAATTGTAACTCAACTGACCCTGGCATTTTTTCTGGTTTAGAATATTGGATTTCATTTCCAGCTTGAACAGTTGGTTTACTCCAATGTACATTTTCTAAACCAAACGTTACTTTATTTTCTACTTGCGGTGTTGGTGTTTGTGTTTGTTCTGCACCCATTTATAAATCTCTCCTTATAATGTAATTTGATATGCTAGCATATACATTCTTTCATCTTTTAAATAAGTTTCTTGGAATGTGTACGTTAGTTTATTTTTGTCAAATAGCTCTTTCAATTTATCTTCTAATGATAAATCTTTAAATTCTGAATAGACTTCTATAATCACATCTTTACTTACATGAAGCGTAGCATTGTCTGCATTCTCATGTTGTTCTGACGGATTATAATAGATGATATAAGGAAGGTTAGGAGCTTGTCCTTCCTGAAACATATAGTATTGGACAGGAAGCTGTAGCTGCTTAAGCTGTCTATATAATTCCTGTAATGTCATCATTTAGGTTCCTAACCTCCTTCTAATTTCTGATTCAAATTCTTTAATAACTTCACTTTCGATTTCTTTAATATGTGGTTTTGCTCCAACGTTGCGCCCACCGTTCCTACGCGCATGTCCGAATTCTAACAAGTGAGCAATTCGATATTCTTTACGCTGTTAAATAAC